TATGGTACTGGCATCTACAAGCTATGGCTAGATGGAATTCCTCGCGTGCAAGCCGTGCCACCACATATGTGGTTCCCGATAGTAAACCCAAACAACATGAACGAGATACAAGCGCATGTCATAGCATGGTTTGCAGAGGACAAAGATATATACACTGGACGTAACAAACTGTTGATGGAAATACACACTAGTGGGCAGATAGAATATCGAGCCTATACGATAGACGGTGGAATAATCGGTACAGATATAACAGATACCATCTTCTCTAAAAGGATTGAAAGAACTGGCACAAACGTACCACTTGTATTCCCAGTACACAACATCAGCGCTTCAGACACTCCAATTGGTCAAGATGACTACGAGGCTATAGCGCCAATACTGTATGAGCTAGACCAAAGGCTATCACAAATATCGCGTATATTAAACAAACACTCAGATCCACACATGGCGGGACCCGAGACAGCGCTTGAGCAAGATGAAATGGGTCGCTACATCTTCCGTGGAGGTGCGAAATACTTCCCGCTAGAGCCTGGTGACCCAGTGCCACAGTATATTACGTGGGATGGTAAGCTACAAGCTGCATTTGAAGAAATAAAGCTATTGCTATCACAGCTATACGTTATCTCGGAAACATCGCCAACATTGTTTGGTGTTGACCAAGGATCGATAAAGACTGGCGCTGGTCTTAGAAAGGAGCTAATAGCGCCGATATCTAAGGCTAATAGATTACGCATGCGATTTGACCCAGTAATTAGAAACCTATTACTAACTGCTGGCGAGTTGTGGATAAAAGATTGGAGAGAGGTTAGCATCAGTTGGCAGGAAGGGTTGCCTGTTAATGACCTAGAGCAAGCTCAGATATACACTATGCTGTACAACGCTGGATTAGTATCGCAGGAAACAGCAGTTAAGAAGTTATTCTCATTGGATAATGAAACATTAAACGAAGAGCTGCAAAGAATAAATTCCAGTGAAGCTGTAAAGAATGAAAACACAAAAACCTTGTTAGATGGTAAAACTGGTCTCGCAGCCGAAAGTGCATTAAACGGTATACAGGGTGAAGGATATAACAACCCACTCATATGAGGAGGTGATAAGATGAGCCCAACACTAAGCACTAAGCCTTGGGGTCAATTTAGCGAAAGTGATTACACATTGGAGCAACTGGCGCGCGCTTCATTGATACACATGAAAGAACCGCCAGAGACCAAGGCTGATTGTAAGCTGCCAGTTAGGGAACCAGATGGGACATTGAATAGAAATGGTATCATAGCTGCGGCAATACGAATACATGCAGTTGACGCTCCCAGAGAATTAAAAGTTAAAGCTGCGAGGAAGCTAGTCTCGCTGTATAGAAATGTGCTAAAGATGCCGCCGCCAGAAAGTTTGTTGCGGCTTGCTGGCATGTAGTATACTTGTGAATAAGAAATACAAATCACGCTTACAACGAGCGGTTAATCGTTGGAAGGAGGTTTATCCATATGAATAACATTAACGAAGATGAATTAAAACAAGGTGATGTAAATGTTGAGGAGCAGGTGCAAGAGCAAGAGCAAGAAAAAAAGGTAAACAAAACATTTACGCAGGAGGAATTAGAAAAGATATTAGCTGATAGACTTGAGCGAGAGCGTAGGAAATACAAGGACTATGAAGAGCTAAAGCAAGCAGCCGAAGAACTGAAAAAGATAAAAGAGAGCCAAATGTCACGTGAGGAGCTGCTGCAGCAGAAAATGGCTGAATTAGAGAAACAGCTCTTTGAGAAGGAGCTGGAAGCGCAGGAAGCTCAAATAGAAAAGACAAAGGTAAAAGTAGCTATGGAAATGGGGCTTCCCGCGGACGCCTTGGACTTCATCTCTGGCACTACAGAAGAGGAAATAAGGGATGTAGCGATGAAGTTCAAGAAAATACTTGGTGCTAACACCAAGGTTGGGCAGGCAACTGCCCCTACGACATCACAGTCGGGTGCAAGAATTTGGACTAGGAGTGAAATTGAAAGTATGTCTAAAGAAGAAATAGTCAAGTATCGCGATGAAATTCAGCAAGCCATGAAAGAAGGACGTATACTTGACAAGTGAGGTGAAAAACAACAATGGCACAGTATGAAACAGATACCGACTATAAGTTAACATTTGGAACTCCAGCGTCAACTATAATTCCAACATTTTGGAGTTCTGTGCTGCTGGAGGATTTACGTAAGGAGCTTGTGTTTGGATCGCTAACAAACGCCCGATACATCGGACAGGTAAGGTATGGGCAAACGTTGAAGGTATTTAGCGTATCAGACACAAGGATAACCGACTACTCTCCAGATACTGGATTTCCTACTGGTTGGGAACCAGATAGAGCCAGAACCAAAGAAGAGATGACCCTCACCATTGACAAAGCCAAAGCCTTCCAATTCTTCATTGAAGATTTAGAAGACAGAGCCGTATTAGTGGACTTGATGTCAAGCATTATGCGCGAAACAACGTATTCTCTAAGGGACGTAGTTGACCAGTACATTGCTAGTAAGTTTGAAGAAGGAGCAACTCCAGCGTTTACTGACGCTGGTGGTGTAGAAGTTGTGAAAACACTGACGTCATCTTATACACTGTATGATTTGCTAGTTGATATAGATACGTTGATGAACAAAAACAATGTGCCACAGAGTGGTAGATGGGTAGTAGTTTCACCTGAAGTACGGGCTCTATTACTTAAGGATAGCAGGTTTATTGCTAACGCTTCGTCTCCGCAGGCGTATATGAACTTAGTTAATGGCGAAGTTGGACAAGCTGCTGGCTTTACGATAAAAATGAGCAACAATATACCAGACACTCCAGACGCTAGCGCTAATTTCAGGTTCTATGCTGGCACTAATGACGCATTGGCATTCGCATACGATGTAGAGAAGATTGAAACATATAGACCAGAGAATAGATTTGCTGATGCTGTAAAAGGGCTGTTTGTATTCGGGGCTAAACTAATCAGACCAGTCTGCGCCTACAAAGTAAAAGTTCAATTACCGACAGCTTAATAAAGGATATAATTTGCTGGAGGAAGAGTAGATCTTCCTCCAGCAGTTTAGGAGGCTAGCATGGTAGTTTTCTACGATAAGAGGAATAAGAACTATATCGAAGTTGATGAAAAAGATGCCAAGACACTGCTGGGTCAATATGATTGGTTGGAGGTGGTGAGATGGGACTCGAGGTCGGAACAAACTCTTATGTCACAATCGAATACGCAGACGACTTCTTCAACGCCAGATATGGAGACGAAGAAAACAGATGGACAAATCTCACCGAAGACCAAAAAGAAATAGTATTGATACAAGCAGCTCAATTAATTGACGCATTGCCGTTTAAGGGCATTAAAAACAGCCTAGACCAACCAATGGCATTCCCACGTAGTTTGGTGTCAAAACACAATGTTGAATTTGTAAAGTCTAGCGTTAAAAACATAGTTAATCCTAACACAATAGACGTTGGATATCCACAAGACCCATACTATAGGGTCGAAGGATTAACAGTATATCTTGACGTGGGTACACCTGAGGCAGTACGCATAGCTCAATGCGAAGAGGCAGCTTACTTACTTGAGGTACAATCGAGCTCTGGCTTTAAGAGCGCGCTATCTGGCATTACTTCTGTCACCGTCGGACCCGTGAGGGAAACATATGACGTAGGTAAAGTATTTCAAGCAAACACGTACGTAGCGCCAATTGTAAAGACGTTGCTCAGACCTTACTTAGCTGGCTCTGTAGACCAAATATAGGTGATGCCAATGCTATACGATGACGGAATGAAATTCGAAAGAGACGTATTAGAGAAGTACTACACTGACACATGTGACGTATATAAGCCTTCTAAAACCACTAACAACAATTTATCACAAATTAATTTCACTGTCAGCGCACAGTCCGTGATTTGTCAGCTGACGTACAAAAATAGTACTCAAATCGGTAGGAATAGAAGAGAACGTGACGTAGCCGTATTCGTTGATACAGATGCATCAATCTATATGCCACCTGAGGTGGACGTTGAGCCTGGCGATAAGATAGTTGTTCATAAGTTTGGCAGATATTTCACATCTAAGTCTAAAGACTTCACGTTTCTAGTTGTCGGTATACCTAAGATGTATCCTACACACCAAGAGGTTGACGTTAACAGGGAGCAGATATCGTGAGCGTACAATTTGACAGCATAAAAGAG